AAGGCTCGTTTAGAAAAGGAAGATGAAGTTGTTGAGGAAGAAGACCTTAACGATGCTCTAGAGATGGCTGACGATATGGCTGGTGGCGAGATGGCCCCAGAGCTTGAAGCTTCTGCCGAGGAAGATACTGCTGAACTAGGTGCAGAGCCAGTCGAGCCACTAGATCTAGATGAAGATCTCGATCTATCCGGACTTTTTATTGAAGAATTAATAGAAGAGCTTGTTGTTGATATGGATACATCACCAGCAGGCTTCTCTTCACTCGGTGGCGCTTACAATAGTGTGATGCAAGCAAATAATGATGCTATTGCAGCCGCTAAGGAAGCACACCTTGAGGAAGAAGAGGAAGAGGAGATTGAAGAAGATACCGCACCAGATGTTGTGCCGGTTGAACTTCATGAGGCAAAGATCTCCGAACTTACAGAATCTAACAGAGAGCTTCGTGCTCTCATTGTTGAAGCAAGGGATCAGCTTACAAAGCTGAATCTTGATAACGCCAAGCTTGTTTATCAAAACAAGGCTTTGAATAGCATCTCCCTGAATGAGCGACAAAAAGCACAAATTGTCGAAGCTGTTCAGACTGCCAATTCTGTTGAAGAAGCAAGTATGATTTTTGAAACAATTCAAAACGCAGTGGGGAACACTCCTGATCAGAGAACACGTCCACAAACACTACGTGAAGCAGTTCAAAGACCTACGTCGCTTTTGATCAATTCTAAGAGAAACAACGAGGCAACTAAGGACCCAACTATGGGTCGTATGCTGCGTTTAGCAGGTTTGAATAAATAAACAATAACATTCAGGAGGTATATTAAAAATGTCTATTGTACAAAGATTGACAGAAGGTATCGTCAATCGTGACCTCTCGACCGAGGGTGCTGCACTCATTTCCAAGTGGGAGCAGACCGGTCTTCTTGAGGGCATCTCTGATGATACACAGAGAAACGGTATGGCCCGTTTGCTTGAGAATCAGGCAAAGGAGCTTCTCCGTGAGTCTTCCAGCATGTCTGCTGGTGACGTAGAGGGTTTTGCCGCTGTTGCATTCCCACTTGTACGCCGTGTATTCGGTTCCTTGATCGCTAACGATCTCGTTAGCGTTCAGCCAATGAGCCTTCCATCAGGTCTCATTTTCTTCCTTGACTTCGCCTTTGGTGGTACTAACAACTCTACTGGTGATCGTCTTGGCAACCCATTCGATACATCACTCTACGGTGGTGGGCGAGTTGGTTCTCAGGTCACCGGCGGTGTTCTCCTAGATGGTGTTAACGCCGAGCGTGGTCCATACGCCCTTAACAACGGTTACGCTTCCCCAACAGGCTCAGTTGCTGTTACCATTACGGTTCAGGCTTCTGGCACAGTTGGCGATGACGGTATCTTCGTTCAGGACGGCGGCACAGCCGGCTACACAGATCAGTCTATTCTACTATATGATGCTGATCTAGTGTCTGGTTCTGAGATCGCTATTGGTACAATTGCTAAGTCTGACCTTGAGTCAGCTGGCGTTGACTTCAACTTTGATGACTACGTCGCTCTCACACTTATTAGCACTGGTGTAGGTACACAGGTTCGTCGCCTTACCCGCGAAGATCCTAACGACGAGGATCAGGTTGTCCTCACACTCTTCGGCGCCGCCGGCGCAGATGTCAGTGGTGCTCTAGACGCTGTTGTATCCGCTTCTATTCCACTTGCTGATAACTTTGACGATGGTGGTGCCCTCGGTTCTGTCCAGGGTGCAGCTGAGTGGGGTCTAGAGAGCAATGAGAACATCCCTGAGATCGACATCAAGGTCGATTCCGTAGCAGTCACAGCTGTAACCAAGAAGCTCAAGGCTAAGTGGACACCAGAGTTGGGTCAAGACCTCAACGCTTACCACAACCTTGATGCCGAGGTTGAGCTTACTCAGATTCTTTCTGAGCAGATTGCTCTTGAGATCGATCGTGAGATCCTTGAGGATCTTGTCAAGGGTGCAACTGCCGGTACACGCTACTGGTCCCGCGTCCCAGGTCAGTTCCTCGATCGCGAGACTGGTCTAGTTGCCTCTGCTGGTGACTTCACCGGTAACGTATCCGAGTGGTACGAGACTCTCGTTGAGACAATCAACGATGTCTCCGCTCAGATCCACCGCAAGACTCTTCGCGGTGCTGCCAACTTCATCGTCTGCGGACCAGAAGTTGCCAACATCCTTGAGTTCACAGCTGGCTTCCGTGCAAACGTTACAGCCGATGCTGATCGCGGTGATATCGGTGCTGTTAAGACTGGCTCCCTCTCCAAGAAGTTTGATGTTATGGTTGACCCATACTTCCCACGTCAGTTGATCCTCGTTGGTCGACGTGGCTCCAGCTTCCTTGAGAGCGGCTATGTGTACGCACCATACGTACCACTACAGACCACACCTACAATCTTCGGTGTAGAGGACTTCGTACCTCGTAAGGGTGTCATGACCCGTTACGCCAAGAAGATGGTCCGTCCGGACATGTACGGCTTGGTTGTCTGCAGAGGACTCGTATAGTCTTAGCCTGACTTAAGGTCAAAATAATGAAAGCCCTGCCTCTTTTGAGGTGGGGCTTTCTATTTATTAATAGAGCAAAAAGAGGATTCTTCTATGGCAATTCCAAATTTAAACCCCGCATCAACTTCAAATGCAAACATACTTCCGGTTACGGGAGCAGCAGGCAGTGTCGCAACAACATTACCATTTGGTATTTATGCTGGTTCAACAGCATTTCTGTCAGGCGCAGCAGATCAAGTTGCTTATACATATAAGAAGCTGGGCGGTGACGTATTAGATATTGAATTGGCAGAAGGAAACGTATACGCTGCTTATGAAGAGGCGGTTTTAGAATACTCATACTTAGTAAACCTATTTCAAACAAAGAACTCACTTTCATCTTACCTTGGTGCCACAACAGGATCTTTTGATCAAGATGGACAAATCACATCAGGATCTTTGTCAGGATCTAATGTAGCTCTGCGTTATCCAAGATTTGATTATGGTTACGTTCGCAGAATCTCTGAAGGTCTTGCAACTGAAGCCGGGTTCGGTGGAACAACACCAATATACTCTGCATCGGTTGACAGAGTGGCCAACCAGCAAGATTATAATTTACAAACAATTATCTCTGCTTCTTCAGTAACCGATACTTCATCTTCTTTTTATCAACAGGTCGGAGATAAAAGAGTAACTATCAGAAAAGTATTCTTCAAAACTCCACGAGCAATGTGGAGATTCTATGGTTACTACGGTGGGTTCTCAGTTGTAGGTAACTTAAGAACTTACGGTCAGTATGCTGACGACTCTACATTTGAGATTGTCCCAACTTGGCAGAACAAACTTCAAGCAATGGCTTACGAAGATGCGCTTTGGACAAGAGTATCTCACTACTCTTATGAGATCCACGATAACAAGTTAAGGATTTTCCCAACGCCTGACTCTACATCCCCGGAAAAGTTCTGGGTTCAGTTTACAATCAATAACCAATATGAGCCTTGGGACAATCAGCCAGGAATAGATAACGGAGCAGAAGGTGTTAACAACATTAACACGCTTCCATTCGAAAATATTCCATACGAAAACATTAACGCTATAGGTAAGCAATGGATTCGTAGATTTGCTTTGGCTTTAACAAAAGAGATATTGGGGCAAGTAAGGGGCAAGTTCTCTTCTGTTCCAATCCCAGGAGAGTCTGTAACTCTTAACGCGGGTGAGCTTCTTTCGCAAGCCAGAACTGAGATGGATCAGTTGAGAGATGAACTTAAAACCATTCTTGAGGATACCACTTACGACAAGTTGGCTGCTGTCGACTCTACAATGCAAGACTCTGGTAGAAAGGTTCTTGAAAACATACCAGCCGGCATTTACGTGGGATAATTAAATGTCACGCAGTAAAAGAACAGAAAGACAAATAAAGGACAAAAGATCACAACGTTTTGATTATGTTGGCGACAAAGAAGTTGCAGCAAAGCTTCAAGAGATTGAGTTTATGCCTTCGTCTTTGGAGACGATTGATAGAGCAATGCTTCGTTTTATTGATGAAGAACTTAACCTTTTTGCGAATACCAATGATGGTTTCAAGAAAGTTCCAGTTCTGTGGGTCACAGCAGAGCGAGCCTTCCAAATCAAAAATAACAAAGATCTAAGAGATAAAGAAGAAACTTTGATTCTTCCTTTGATCACCGTTAATCGATCAAGTGTGACTAAAGAACCAAACTATCGAGGCACTGTGTTCGCGAACTTATATCCTGTTGGTGATGAGAAGGGCGGCACTATTACGGTTGCGAGACAAATAAATCAAAAGAAGACAGCAGAGTTTCAGAATGCGCAGGCAAATAGAAAATACGGCGCTGATAAAGATGTTTCCAGTAAAATGCTAAATACAAACAAAAGAAACATGTCAACCGCCAAGACAGTATATGAAACAATAACAATCCCAATTCCTACCTGGGTTAAAGTAGTATATGAGATTTCTATTCGCACCGAGTATCAGCAGCAAATGAACGAGCTTATTCGCCCATTCATCACAATTCCGGGCAACTCTAGAACCCCAAAGCGCATTGAGGCAGAGGGGCACTATTACGAAATCTTTATTGATGGTGGTTTCGCCAATAACTCCAACCAAGCAAACCTTGGAATGGAACAGAGGAACTACGAAACTAATATTAATATCGAAACTCTCGGCTATCTTATTGGTGAAGGCGAAAACCAAGAAAGACCTAAGATAGTGAGACGCCAAAATGCAGTTGAAGTAAAGCTAGGCAGAGAGAGGACAGTCGTCGGAGATATCCCCGATAATATAAAAGATGGTTTTTACAGAGAATAATTCTCTTCCTACTGCATAACACTATTTACTTTGAACATTTTCGCAATGTAGGAGATAATAACGAATGTCAGTTAAGAATTACCGATTTGTGTCCCCAGGCGTTTTCGTCAACGAAATTGATAACTCCCAGCTTCCAGCTTCCCCAGCCGGAATCGGTCCAGTTATCATTGGTCGCGCCGAAAAGGGTCCAGCTTTAAGACCAACCACCGTCAACTCATTTGAAGAGTTTGTCAATGTATTCGGAACACCGAACCCAGGGAACGCTGGAGATGACGTGTGGCGACAAGGAAACTCAACGACTGCTACAACATATGGTATGTACGCAGCCCAGGCTTATCTCCGAAATAGTTCTCCTTTGACTTTCATTCGTTTGCTTGGCGATGAGGATGCTAACGCCACAAATAGTGGCAAGGCTGGCTGGACTGAAGATCAGGCTTACGGATTGTTTGTTTTTGAGTCTGCTGGAAACGATGAGGTTGACGGTGCTTTGGCTGCAATCTTTTATGCTGGTCCATCAGTTACATTTGCTCTCTCGGGCACAGTGGCTGCATCTGGTTCCTCCGGCGCGATCACTGACGGACCTGCTATCACAGGTTCTAACCTTATAATCAAAGATACCGGAAATGCTAACGAGTTCAAGATGATCCTAGGAAACGCTGGCGCTTCTTCGGCTGATATCACAGCTTCTTTCAACTTTAACAGAAATGATTCTCGTTACATTCGTAAAGTGTTTAACACAAACCCGCAGCTTACTAACGCTGGCATCACCGATACGCCACTTAACTACTTCTTGGGTGAGACATTCGATAGACATCTTAGCGAAACCGTCTCAGATGAGGGGACGACATATGCCGCTTTGGTACAACTAACCAACACCGGAGATTCCTTGTCGGGCTCCAACTTCATAGCTAGCCTACAAGGCGCAGAGACGCCACAGATTATTAGCTGCCGTCTAGATCCTTCCGATACTCCAACAGACTTGTTTAAGTTTGTCACAAGAGGCGAGGGTGGTGATTGGTCTAACAAGAACATCAAGATCTCTATTCAAGATATTAAGAGATCCACTAATAACGACACGGAATACGGTACATTCTCAGTTGTTATTCGTCACCTTAGCGACAGCGACAATGTTGTACGAGTAATCGAGCAGTTCAACAATTGCACACTCAATCCTAATTCGCTTGATTATGTAGCTCGCAAGATCGGTACTCAGTACCGTGAGTGGGAACCTTCAGAGCGCCGCTATCGCACACGAGGCGACTGGCCAAACAACTCTCAACTAGTTCGTATTGTAATGAATTCCGATGTGGATGCTGGTCTAACAAACCCAGTTCTTCTTCCATTCGGTTTCGACGGAATTGTAAAGTATGTTGACGAAACCATCGTAGACGCCGCTTCTGGCTCTTGGATTTCTGGTTCTGGAAACCCAGACCCCACAGAATATGTTGGTGAAACCCTCGTAATCTCTGGTTCTTCGCTGACTGCTAATGTGTTCTACCCAGAGCCAGAGCTAAGAGTAAGCGCTTCTGACGGCAACCTTGCAAACCCAACTGATGCTTACTTCGGTTTCCAAACCACACAGACTGCAGGCGGAACTGTATTCGATACATCCAACATTGACTTGCTTCGTCCTCGCGGCGGCATTGTCGCAAACATGTTCGCCGGCGCGACCGGAAGTGTCAGAGCAGAATCAACACAGTTCACCTTAGATGATATCTCGGGGTCCGGCGTTTGGTCAGAAGGTTCTTACGCCACGGATTCTCTAACATTTGCGGCTCCTATTTCAGGCGTCCTAGATGCCGGATATGATCGCTTTACCGTACCGGTATACGGCGGCTTCGACGGAACTGACATCACTCAGATGGATCCATTTGCGAACGCAACCATGACTGGCTCTCCTTCTGATACAACTAGCTATGAGTTCTTCTCAATCCGTAAGGCAATTGATTCCGTTGCAGACCCAGAGGTGGTAGAAATGAACTTGGCTGCTATCCCGGCTCTAACACAGGAAGGACTTACAACACACTTGGTAAGAACTTGTGAAGACCGTGGTGACGCTTTGGCTGTTATTGATCTCCCAGATTCCTTCCAGCCTCGTGAAGAGAGTACAGAGGTAGCTCGTCTTAACACACAAAGCACCATCACGACACTTATCAACGGTCTCCGTTCGCGAGGACTTAACTCCTCATACGGTTGTGCTTACTACCCATGGGTCAGAGCTAGAGACACCATCAACGGTGCCTTCCTTTGGCTCCCACCATCTGTAGCAGCTATTGGTACATTCTCAAGCTCACAGCGTAAGACACAGGTTTGGTTCGCACCAGCCGGTTTCAACCGTGGTGGACTCACAGAAGGTTCCGCAGGCATTCCAGTTGTTGATGTAGCTCACCAGCTTCGTCGCAAGGATCGTGACGATCTTTATGGGGCGAACATTAACCCAATCGCTAAGTTCCCATCTGAGGGTGTTGTAATCTTCGGTCAGAAGACACTACAGGTTACACCTTCTGCTTTGGATCGCATCAACGTTCGTCGTCTAATGATCTTCGTTAAGAAGCGTATCTCTCAGATTGCTTCCGGGATTCTCTTCGATCCAAACGTTAAGACAACTTGGACACGATTCACTTCCCGAGTTGAGCCATTCTTGGCTGATGTTAAGACAAACTTTGGTCTCTCTGATTACAGAGTTGTTCTTGATGAGACAACCACAACTCCAGATCTTGTAGATAGAAACATTCTATACGCACAGATTTTCTTGAAGCCAACAAGAGCAATCGAGTTCATTGCGATTGACTTCAACATTACAAGAACCGGAGCATCGTTTGACGATTAAATAAAAGTGGGGGAGTTCCGACTCCCCACACTAATTAACTTAGACCTATCAGGAGATAACAACAATGGCCTTTTGGACAAGCGCACTTTCAGAACCAAAGAGACAACATAGATTTATTCTAAGATTCCCAGAACTTATTACAGGTGATTTTGCTTACGCAGAATACCTTGCTAAATCTGTTACAAAACCTTCGTACACAGTTGGTACAACAGAGCATAAATTTTTAGGAAACACTTATTACTACCCAGCAGCAGTTACTTGGAACGAGGTCACTGCCACTATTGTTAACTCCGTAGCTCCAGATGGCAATGAGCTTCTTTACCAAGCTCTGCAGCAGATGGGTTATCTAAAGCCTGACATTCAGGAAGACGTTTTCCTACAGAACCTTCCAGCCTCAACACCAAACAAGCAGGCTGCGTTAGCTGCACTTGGTCAGGTTCAGTTTGAGGAGCTTTCCGGCGAAGGTGGCACACTTGGAATTTGGAAGCTACAGAATGCTTTCATTACAAATGTAACTTTTGGCGATTTAGATTACGCAGGCGAAGAACTTCTAGATATTACAATTCAAATGCGTTACGACTGGGCAACTTATGAGGTTGGACAAGCCACTAGAGCTTTAGCTAATATTCGATAAAAGAAAGAGACGGTGATTTTTGAGTAGAAATTCAAACAGACAGGGGGCTCCAGAAGGACCCCCCGCACCACTACCACAAGCACAACAAACACAAAACTTATTTTCATTCCCGACCCCAACGGAGTTCGTTGAACTTCCTAGTAAGGGGCTTTTCTATGGCGAGGGGCATCCACTGCAGAGTGCTCAAACAGTAGAAATCAAACACATGACAGCGAAAGAGGAAGATATCCTATCTTCCGAGACTTTAATTAAAAAGGGTCTTGTTATGGACAGGCTCTTAAAGTCTGTACTGGTTGATACAAATATCGATCCTAACTCTTTACTCATAGGCGATAAGAATGCGATCGTTATGGCTATTAGAGAAACCGGATTTGGTTCGCTTTATGGGACAAACGTTACTTGCCCTGCTTGTGGAACATTAAATGAGAAACAATTCTCCTTAGAAGGCAAAGAAATCAAGCAATCCAACTTGCTTGATGATGTAAAGCTTCTAGAGAATGGAAACTTCTTATTAACCTCTACAGATTATAATCCAGAGATTACCTTTGAGATTAGACTTCTGACCGGTAAAGATGAACAGAGAATTTTGAAGCATGTTGAAGGTCGTAAAAAGCTTAAGCTTGAAACAGGACCAGTAACAGAACTACTAAAAAACATTATTGTATCTGTTAATGGTATCTCACAGCCAAGCGCGCTCCAAGAGATTATCAGTCAGATTCCTGCTGCTTTATCAAGAAAGATTCGTAAAGTATACGAAGAAGCAATGCCAAACATAGAACTAAAAGCTGACTTTACCTGCGACAACTGCTCCCATACAGAGCGCTTGGAGGTGCCGATCAACGTCGACTTTTTTTGGCCTAAACTCTGATTACCAAGCGACTCTGTACGAAGAGTTTTTTATTCTTAAACAACATGGGAACTGGTCTTTTTCGGAAGCCTATATGTTGCCCACTGGTTTAAGAAGGTGGTTCCTTTCTCGTTTGGCTAAACACTTCGAAGAGAAGAGTGAAGCGGAAGAGAAAGCAATGTCGACATCACGATAAGTGCGCCTTTTTCTTTATGCTACTATTTAGATAGAAGAGGTTTGCCCCATGAGTGAAGAGAACATCGTTATTGATTTAAGTGATAAGACAATCAATGAAAGATTGTACACAGATTTTTCCTATAAGGTTAATCGCATGCTGTTGGATTTATACCACGCCGGCGCCGATATTAACCCAACCATTCGTGGAACACAAGCTCAAATAGAATCTTTCTTTAAAGCTCTTCGTGGCGAAAAAAGATATATGGATTCGTATATAAAGCACGGCTTGGGTGATTCCAGAACAATGATGAACAGAAGAGACCTTGACCGTGCCGTTATGGGCTTTGAAAGAGAAACAGGCTTACGGTGGCCATTTAAAAATTAGGTGGCTAGATAATGTCTGAAGTTACAGATCTCACAGCAGCGGTCGAAGCTTTAACCGCCCAACTTAAAAGCGGCGGAACCACAGCTGCAACACGAAAAGCAGAAAGAATTGAAGATCTTAAGGAGCGCAATGAACTTCTGGGAAAAGAAAAGAAGCTTATTAAAGAGATAGCTAGAGATGAAAAGGAAAGAGTTAAACTTGAAAACGAAAACAAACTTGAGCGACTGAAGAACACCAAAGAGCTTCTCCGATTGGGTATTGACGATGACGAACAGCGAAAACAGGCTGTTAAGGATGTCGTAAGATTATCCAACGAGACTGAAAAGTATACCAAGACCGTTGACAAATCCACAACTGCACTGAAGAGACAGAAAGAGGCATTTAAGGCCGGCGTTGGTGAAGCCGACAACCTGCTTAATCGCTTTCTTAGCCTTTCAGGCGAAGGAGCAGCGTTCTTTAAGATTATCGGTAACGGAACCACAAGTTTAGCTGGGTTTGTTACGGGATTAGCTAAAAGCGTATTCACAGGCGACCTACTTGTTAAAAGTTTTCAGAAGTTAATTGGCAACTCTATTAACTTTGCTTTTGAGCTTGATAGACAGAACGCTCAATTTAAAGCAGCAACTGGTGCTGGTAATGAGTTTTCCGGTGTCATAGATGAGGCTGGAAGCAGATATCTTACATATGGCATAAATGCCCAAGATGCCGGCAGGGCTACACAAGCTTTATTCGGAAGTTTTAGAGACTTTACCAACCTTTCAGAGTCCGAGCGAGCCAACATAGCTGCAACCACTGCAACATTAGAAAAGTTTGGTGTTTCCTCGGCTCAGACAGGACAAATCTTAGACCAAGCAACAAAGTCCTTATACATGAACTCGCAAGAAGCTGAGCTTTTAACCAGACAAGCCGCGACGTTGGCCAGAGACATTGGAAAGCCAATATCAGAGGTTGCCGGAGACCTCGCCTCCGCTGCTCCTAAGCTTGCTTTCTACGGTAAGCAGATGTTCGATGTGTTCGCACAGCTAGAAAGGCAATCAAAGGCTACAGGCTTGTCAGTGGATTCTTTACTTGGGCTGGTCGGTGAGAAGTTTGATACCTTTGAGGGCGCCGGACAAGCCGTAGGACGCCTTAACGCCATCTTAGGTGGACCTTACCTTAACTCTATTGATATGCTGAATGCCTCTGAGGCTGATCGTCTTGAGATGATTAAAGAAGCTATTAAGGCTGGCGGTGTACAGTTTGATCAGTTAAACAAGTTTGAACAGAAAGCATTTGCTTCTGCTATGGGAACTGACGTTGATACACTGCGTAGGTCTCTAAATGAGTTGGATCCAGAAGTTCAATTGCAAGCCATGAGCCAAGAACAGTTGGCAAAGCGCGCCGGTGATGCCCGAGACATAATGACTAAGCTAACAGATGCAATCAACAGTTTAATTATTAAAAATAAGCCATTGATAGATTCTATTGTAAAGGGTGTAGATAAATTCTCGGATCTTGTTTTCCAGATAAACAAAGGTGATAAGTCTATATTTGATTTAGGTAAAACAATTTTTGGTATATTGCCAGGATGGATGAAGTGGGCTTTTGGAATTGGCTTGGCTGTTAAAGGACTTGGTATGCTTGTCGGCGTCGTGAAGGGATTCCTGGGTCTTAAAGCGGCAATTGCAGCTGCGCAGGCTTCGGCAACCGCTGGGTTTGCTTCTATGTCCGCTGCCGCCTCGCCATTATTGGCTGTTCTCTTGCCAATCGCAGCTATAATTGCTGGAATAGGCGGTGGCGCCTACGCAATATCAAAAGCTTCTCAAGCAGCGGCTGCTGGACAAACTGGGAAAGCCGCAGCAATAGGCATGGGCGGTGGCGCTCTTG